GGATGATGCGCCGACTTCAACATCCCCTTGATCGTCCAGTTCGCCCCGCTGATCGCGTTGCCGTAATCGTCCAGGTACTGGACGGACACGCGGCAGTGTCCCTTCCCGATCTTCGACTCGAGCGTCGCGTACTGGCCGACCATGATCTCCGAGTTCTGAATCTCGATCGTGACATCGCTCCTGGTCGCGAATCCGCCGAGCTCGACCTCTTTCCCCATCGCCCCCGGACGCGTCTTCGCGCCCGCCGCCGTCAGGTCCCCGCCGGTGAGCGAGAACCAGCTGTTGCCGTCACCGTAGTTGACGCCATCGCATTGAAACCTAATGTCCGCCTGCTCCATCCTGAGATACATCGCTCTCACCTGACCTTTCTAACTCACCACGCGATCTACGACACAACACCGGCTACTGGCACGGAGACTAGGTTGATAACAACCTTGTTGGTGTACTGACTCAGCCTCGCTTCGACGCTCGCGTTCAAGGTGGCGTTCGCGGCGGTCGCGGTCGTATTGATCGACGAGGACACGTTGATCGAGTAGGCGTCCGCCTTCGTGTCGCCATACAACGCGTCCGCCTCGTACAGGTTCGAGCACATGACCGCCAGGTCCGCGCCCAGCTCCGCCGCGAGCTTCCCCTGACCGTCCAGGGTGCGCATGTAGTAGTTCTCGCCGATTGCCTGCGCCTGCGCCTTCATGCTCATGCGGGTGCGAGCGCAGTTGAGCTGCCAGAACGGCGTGGTCGAGATCGGCGACCCCTGGTAGATGGGGGTGACCATCCCGTAGTTTTCGAGGACGCCCCACCGGTTCGCGCCCATGTTGACGCCCTTCTGGAACAGGGTGGTGCGGTCGGAGTCGTTGGGGTCGTACAGGAACCCGTTGATGTATTGGGCGGGGAAGTCGCGGCCGCCGGCGGCGCGGCCGGGGTTGCCGGCCTGGTCGACGCGCGAGCAGAGGCCGGCGACGAGCGCGGACATCGGGATGTTCCGTGGTCCGGCGGACACGACGCCCGGCGGTCCGGGGCACGTGACCCAGGAGCCGAACACGCCGACGTTCTCCATCGACGTCAAGGCCTGCGCGTCGGTGCCGTGCGCCGTCCACGCCGCGAGCGCCAGGTCGGCGGCGTTGCCGTCCAGCAGGCCGATGCGGTTGTTCGCGTCGACATGCGCCTGGATCGCCTGGTAGATCGCGGGGGCGGCCGTCTCGTTCACGACCGCGACCTGCCCGGGGCCTTTGCGCGAGTCGAACAGGGGAAGCGCCGTCGAGTAGCCGCCGGCGGCGGCGTACCCCATCACCCACGCTTGGGTGACGCCTTCGCGGAACGCCACGTCCAACCAGTCCCACATCGCGGTGTTCGCTCCCGTGCGGGTGCCGTACCCGGCCGCCTCGAAGTCGGCGGTGGACGCGCACAGCACGGGCGCGGCGGGTGGGGTGCCGCCGGTGACGCCGGTGACGAACACCTGGCTGGTGTTGACCGGCACCCCAGAGGCAGCTGGTGCGGTCCTCTCGTTGATGATCACGCCGAACGAAATGGCTCAGCCCTCCTATGGTCCGCTTGTGATGGGCGGCATCTGCGAGCCCAGCACCTTGATGTCCACCTCGACTACGGTGGCCTCGTCGATGTACGTCGTCGCGTCCGGGGTTTCGGGGCCGGCGTACGGCTGCACCGCCATGTCCGTGAACACCTGCAGCACGGACGTCGCCGCGAGCAGGTAGCGGCCCTGCCCGGTCCCGTCGGGCACAAGCTCGTACGCCGTCCCCTGCCAGTGCACCGAGTTCGCCGGGCCGTCGGCCGGGTTGGCGCACACCTTCTGCAGAATGACCTGACGCTGCACCCCCTCGTACAGCGATGCCAGGAATCGGGTGGCGGCGGGGCGTTTGCCGCGGACGACGGTCGCGACCCTCGTCGTCCAGGTCGCCTCATACGGCATGTTCCGGCCGCCGCGGGTCGCGGTCGCCTGCGCGGTGACCGCAACCAGCGCCGGGAGCTGATGGTCGAGGAATTCCTGGCCGGCGAACGTGTTCGCGTAGGTGCGGTACATCGCCGGCGTGTACGACAGGTTCCGCGCCAGTTTCGCCTGTTTGAGGTAGGTGGGCGCCCACTTCTGCATCGTCGATATGACCGCGTCGTCGACGTCGGTGCCGATGACGAGCGGACCCCAGTTCGCGATCGCGGTGACGCTCACAGCAGCCCGCCGCCTTCGGTGACGTGGCGCATCACGCCGCGGGCGACCGTCTCGGCGTCCGCCTCGCTGAGTTTCAGGACGGCGGACGGGTGGCCTTTGCGCTCGAGGCCGCCGGCGGGGGTGACGGGCCCGGGGTCCTCGACCTGGAATCGGGCGTAGTACACGTCGGAGCCGAACGCGAGCCCGTGCGGGGTGACCTCGCGAACCCCGGCGCCGGGGGTGGTGAGCGACTGGCGCAGCGCGCCGGTGCGGACGTACCGGCCGCCCAGCTGGTCGAACAGTCTCGCCTCGGACGCCTCGAGCAGGACTGTCGCCTCCCGGAACGCCGGCTCCATGTCGAGGATCCGCTGGCTGATGCCCTGCAGGTCCCGTTCGACCTTCTCGACGCCGACGATCTCGATGCTCATGCCACCCAGCTCCACGGCACCTCGGCGGCGTACGCGGCGCCGGCCTTCCGCAGGTAGAACCAGCCGGCGCCGAGCTTGATCGCGGCGGTCGGCGGCGGGAACGTGCACGTGAGCATCGTGCCGGTGCCGGACGGGTCGACGATGCTGGTGGACGCGACTGTCGCGTTGGCGGAGTCTTCGAGGTAGGCGACAAGATCTGAGGTGGCCTGCAGGTTGAAGCCGCTGGCGCTGACGATCACGTTCACCCGATTCGAGACCGACCAGGACGGCGGGCTGATCGACGCGACCTGCGGCGGGCCGGTCGGCGGCACGGGCTGGAGTGCGGCGGCGCGGCCGCCGCCGACGACGGGCGGCGGCGGCATCACGTAATACGGGTCGTATTCGGCGATGGTCGACCGGGCAACGATCGTGTCGACGCGCTGGGAGACGGCGGCGCCGCCGGCGTCCGCCTCGATCGCGGCGCGCATCGCCGCGAGCGCCGCGGTCATCGCGACAATCGACCCGGCGTTCGCCTGCTCCCGGTAGAACGACGTTTCGATCAGAATCGCCGCCTGCAGCGTGATCGCCTGCTTCACGCGGCCGTACAGCGACTCCTGAAAGTAGTCCGGCAGCGGCGTCAGAACCATGGTGACGGCCTGGGCGATCAGCCCGTTGACCTGCACGTCCGTCGGGTTCGTGTCGCTGTTGAACGTGCCGACCAGCGTCCCGGACGTGTCGACCGTTCTCGTGCCGGCGAGCAGCGCGACGTCGGCGACATTGGGGGTGACCTGCTCCCGGTCGACGGCCGGGAACGTGACCTGCTCCGGATATGGCCACTGGCCGATGCTCATCGTGGCGTCACCAGTTGAGGTTCTGGTTCGAGGTGGGGATCGATTCGGGCGGCTCGGGCATCGGCGGGAGGTGCGTGTCGAAGTAGTGGTCGACCCACGGCTGGTACTTGTCGCGCAGCTCGAGCGCGGCGACAGGATCGCCTTGGAGGGACGCCTGGACGCGGGCGCGATAGGCGGCGCGCTGGTTTCGCTGCTGCTTGTACAGCAGGTTGCGGTTCAGCTCGCCGTAGTCGTAGGCGTGATCGAACAGCGGCGGCTGGTAGGTGCGGGCCATTTCGCCTCGACGGGTGGGGCGGCCCGGCCCAGAGAGAGGAAGGAACGGTGCCGGGCCGCCCGCTACGTCATGCCAGCATCAGCGCCGCCACCGGGTAGCGCTTCGTCGGGTCCGGCTGGTCGAACCGGATGGTGTTCGCGACCTGCCACCCCACCCTAAGTGTGAACCGGGCGGCGACCATGTCCTGCTGCGCCAGGTTGTAGACGATGGCGCCCGTGTTGTCCTGAATCACGGCCTGGTCGAGGATTTTGATCGTGATGTCCTTGCGGACGCCGACGACGAACTGGTCCCATTGGCCGACGAACGCCTCGGGTGACACGCCGCCCGTCGCGGTCGGCCACAGGCCCCGCATCGGGTAGCTGAGCGGCTCGCCCAAATACTCGGTCAGGTCGGGGTTCAGCCCCTCCAAGCGCTCGCCGTAGGTGGTGCGCGCCCGCCGCAGCTTGCCGCGGAGCGTTCGGGCGGCGACGATGCCGTCGAAGTCGTAGCCCTGCGGCTCGAGCATCCCGATGCACTGGTCGATGTCGTCCTGGATGCCGCCGGCGGCGACTGCCGCGCCCTCGGTGTGCGTGTTCGCGGTCGGCAGCACCGCCTGGCACGCCGCCAGAATGTTGCTCGGGAACGAGCTCGGTGCGTTCACGCCGAAGAACACCGCCTGGTCCAGGACGCGGGCGAGCTCGGCGACAACCGTGGGGCGGATCTCCTCCCACACGTCGATGCCGCCGCCGATGCCGGCGTCCGCCAAGTCGTCCAGCACCATTTCGGGGATCGGCGCGATCGCCGCCAGCTCCTCCACGTTCAAATACTTGTTCCCCCAGGCCAATTCTGTCGTCTGTTTTAAGCCGGTGTCGCCGGCGACCCAGTACGCGATCGGCAGCGCCGACATGACGGGAAATCGGGTCTGTCCCTGCGCGACAGGCACCTGCTTGAACCGGGTCATCGCGACACTCGTGTCGGTCAGGTCGGTCAGGAACGTGTCGGCAACATCTTCGGGGATCAGCGGGGCGATGTCCGCCCGCGACAATTGGTTGTTGTAGGCCATCGGTTACCCCTTGCTTTCGCGCGCGGCTTGGCGGGAGGTGTGCGCGGTCTGGGCTTTCGTCTTGGCGCCCTCGGCCCGCTCCTTGGTGCGCGCCTTGAGCTCTTCGAGCTGCGCGTCGATCTCCGCCTTCTTCGCCTCGAGCTGCGCCTCCAGCCCGGGCGACTCGGGGCCGGTCGCGAGCGTGTACTCGTCGCGGTCGACGGGGTCGAACGTCTCGCCCCGGAATCCGCGCGCCTCGGCCTCCTCCTGCGTCTCCGCAGGCGCCGCGGCCGCCGTGTCAGTCATGGCTGCTCCTATGTCAGGTGGGCTATCGCCGGCCGGAGGCCCGCAAGATCACTTCATTCATGGTCTTGGGTCTCTGGACGGGGCGCCTGACGCCGCTCGAGAAGTCCGGCCGGTCATTGCCGTCCAGTCCGAACTCCTTCTGCAACGCTCGGGCGTCTTTGACGAGCTCGTCGCGCGTGTCGCCCTGCAGCCGCTGCGCGTGCCTCGCGATGCCGTACTCGGCCGCGACCTCATGCCGGAGGAGCCTCGCCTCGGCGGCATCAGCCCGCCTGGTGGCGGCCGCCAGCTCCTCCTGGCGGCGCTGCTCCTCGGTCTTGTCGCGGTCCTCATACTGCTTCGCCCGGTCGCGCGCCTCGTTACGTTCGAGGCGCAGCCGCTTGGCTTCGGCGCGCAATTTCCGGATCTCGGGGTCCAGCCCCTCGTCCGCGTGCTCGTCCGGCTCCTGGCCTTGGTCGCCACCCGGGGCGACGCTGTCGTCGGGCTCCTGGCCCATCTGGTCCTGTGCATCAGCCACGTTGACCTGCCGTGCATGATACGCCCGGCGTCCAGCAGGGCCCCGGGGCGGGCTAGAAGATCTGCGACGCGGACGTCTTCATCTGCGCCGGCGGGAACATCTGCTGCGCCGGCGCCGCGCCCGTTCTGGGCGTCGCATTGTTCTGCTGCGTCGCGAACCCCGCCGAGGACACCGGCTGCCCGGACGGGCCCAGCAGCCCCGACGCCGGCGCCGCCGGCGCCCCCGTCGCCGCGCCCGCCGGACCGCCCGGCGGCAGGCCCATCAGATCCCGCGCCTGCCGGATCTTCTGCGGCGACCACCCGAGCAGCTCCCACGCCATCTCAATCGGCACGTTCAGCGCCTGGCGCATCTGCACCGCCGCCTGCACCAGCACCGCCAGGCTCTTGCTTTCCGGGTCCGCCCAGATGACCTCTGCGCTTTGGGCGTGCCCGCGCTTCTGGTCGTTCACCGCCAGGAAGCAGGTGCGCATGATCTCCTCCCACGGGTCCGAGTACGCGAGGATCTTGCCCCTCACGCGGTCCACGAGGCCCTGGTCGGCGGCGTGCATCGCATCGGCCGACAGGTTCGCGAGCTTGCCCTTCAGGTAATACACCGGGACCTGGCATGTCGCCGCCAAATGGTCGATGTACAGCTCAATCGGAAGGATGTAATTATTGACGTCCCCCTGAGTGAAACTCCCGAAAGTGGTTTCGTGACTCTCAGCGCGGATCATCCGTGTCGCGGACAGCATCACCTCGACCTCACGGCCCGTCAACTCGTGCCCAGTGTCATCAACGGCCCGCTCCCAACCCGTCGCCCACCGCTGCGGATACGCGTGGAACTCGGACGACACCTGCATGTCCAAACAGAGCTTGTTGACTGCATCCTGAATCGGAATTGCAGTGTCAAGGTCACTCGAGCCGCCCTCAAGCAGATCCGGATTGTTCACGATGGCATGCATCGGCACCGTCCCGATCGGATTCGGCGTCGTCTTCACCTGCTGCCACGACACCTTGTTGATCGTCGACGGGATCGGCTCATTGTTCGGGCCGTACACGATCACGTCCGGCGTCGGGCCCGCCCACGACGTCGACACGAGCGGCCGCGCCGAGCGGAACTGCGTCAGCGACCCCGGCAAATACAGGGTCGCGTAGGCGTGGTTATCCCAGTCGTCCGACCAGCGTTTGATCGCCGCGAGCCGCTTGTTCGGGTTCGCCTGGTCATACAGCACGAAGCACTGCGACGCATGCTCGGCGGTCATCACCGGCGCCGTGTTGTACACGTCGTCCTCCGCCGGCGGCGCAACAAGCACATAGGCGACACCGAGCTTGCACGCGTCGATGTGCAGCATCCGCGACGCCGCGTCGAAGTTGTTGGCCTGCCACATCTTCCAGGCGTCCGCGTCCGCGTCGAGCTCCCACGTCTGCGCCAGCCGATCCGGATCGAACCGGAACCCCTGGATCTCCATGCGGCTGACGGGCGCGTCCACCACGATCCGCATCCAGTTGTTCGCCAGCGGGCTGTAGTAGCGGGCGAACGCCTCCCGGAACTTCTGGGTCGCAAACGCGAGCCGCTGGTTGCCGTCGTAATAGTTGTTCGGCTCCTGGATCCGCTCGACCTGAGCGTCGAGCTTCGGCTCGAGGTACGTCAGCCAGTCCTGGGGCGATGTCGGCGGCATCAGCTGATATGCACAACCCGGCGCGGCGGTCTCTGGTTCCGCATCGTAACCGCTCTGTCGACGCACATCGCGAGACTGACGGCCCCATCAACTCTCTCTTGGGATTTTCGCTTGCTGATCCGCCAGCCGCCGCGCTCCGTCGGGCTGATCACCGCGGCGAGCATCTGCTCCTTCATCGTCCGGTCGCCGTCGTGCACCAGCCGCTGCTCCACAATCAGCTCGTACAGCGTCTCCGACGCCGGCGCCATCCGGCTGGCGTTCTGCGGAAACTCCACCATCGGCAAGCCCCTCTCGGACAGGAGCTCGGCGGACTCCATGAACTGCCACGGGTCGTACGCGATCTCCCGCAGCTGCTGGTGCACCGCGGCGCGGGCGCCAACCCGGCCGCGGATGTCCGCCACCCCAAACGTCGGCCCCTCATCCTCCGGCGTCAGGATCTCCTGCCCCACGTGCAACTGCTCGCCGTGCCACTGCGCCCACGTGATCGCCGCCGAATCGCGGCGAATGCCGACATCCACCGCGATCCACGACGGCGCCGCCGGGTTGAACACGGGCTGGCCAGCGCACACATCCCACTCGTGCGGCGCGATCCACGCGCTCTCCGTCTCCGTCCACTGGTTCAGATGTAGCCGCCGGAACACCGCCTCCGGCAGCCGCCGCTGCTCCCGCTCCAATGCCTCGACGGTGATCCACGACGACGGGTTCGCGTCCTTCCAATAGCCCGAATCGGCGTAGTCGACCGTCGGATCCGTCTCGCACCACCAGAACAGGAACCCCTCTTGGCGCATCGCGTCGATTCCGCCGTCCTCCCGGAGCTTCTTGCCGCGCTCATACAGGTCGAAGCAGATGCTGGTGCGGTCGAACCCGGCGGTCGTGATCGACACCACCAGCGGGCTCTCCCGCGCGAGCTGCCCGGTCGTCAACGCGTAGTACAGCTCGCCGCTGGTGTGCGCCCACAGCTCGTCGATGACGACCATCGACGGGTTCAGCCCGTACTGCAGCCCGGCATCGCTCGAGAGGACGCGGTAGATGCCCTTGTTCGATCGGCAGGTGATGACATTCCGCTGCGGCACCAGCCAATCCTGCAGCCTGGGGCTGGCCTCGACGAAGTCCTTGCTTTGGTTGAACACCACCCGCGCCTGATCCCTCGAGGCGGCGGCGACATACACCTCGGGCGACCATTCCGGGGTCCCCAACAGGCCGTACAGCGCGAGCTCGGCGCCCAGCGTCGACTTGCCGTTCTTCCTAGCGACGCCCAGCAACGCCTCCTTGTAGACCCGCCGGCCGTCGGCGTCGAGGAGGAACAGCTCGTTCAGGAACTGCCGCTGCCAGCGCTCATGCTCGAGCGGCCTGCCCGACCACCGGCCCTTCGTCTGCACGATGAAATGCTCGCCGAACCGGGCGATCCGTCCGCCCTCTGTGCTACGCGGCGCCCGGGAGGCCGATGTCGTCGCCATCCACCACCTCGCCATCGACGATCGGGCCGGCATCCAACGCCCGGTCCATCTCCGCATGCAGGCTCCGCCGATGCAGCTCCGCCAACCCCAGCCTCGTGCGAGCCATCGGCGTCAGACCGAACTGCTCCGCCGTGCGCAGGTAGAGCACGGTCGCGTCCCGCTCGATCCGCACCGCCGGATGCTGCACCGGCTGGCCCATGTACCCGGTCGAGACGATGCCCTCCTTGTTGACCGTCCTGGACGCCGCCTCCCACCGCGCGTACTGCGACGCGAGCATCCGCAAAGCAGCCTCGTCGACCAGGTCGATCATGCCGACCTCGACCAGCCGCCGGATCGTCTTGCGCCAGTACCGCCTGGCGGCCGGCGCCAGGTCCCGCGGCGGCTCGTCGAGCTCGCGGTCGGGGCGTCCGGCGACAAGCATCGGCTCAGGGATGGCCCGGTGCGACACGTCGGAGCCGCCCTCGAGCCGACGCTGCTCGACCGGCTTGGGCTTGGGGCCTCTCATGCCACGCCAAGAATATGGGAAGGCCGCAAACACGCGGTCGGCTACGCGCGGCCGCTGGCGGTGTCCGCGACGCGCCAGCGAGGGGTCATCCCCCCCATTGGCGCTTTGCGCCGGCGGCCGCGCTCGGCGCCTAGACAGCCGTCTGCCCGCCTAGCCGTCGGCGGAATGGCGGTGAAGCATAGGGGGCACTCATGGCCCCCGCCGACCGTGCCGATACTAACCGTATGAGCACGAACTCGAAGATCGAACTGGCTTGGGCGATCGTCGCTCGGCGGAACGGCCTCTCGCGGAAGCGTGCGGCGAAGCTGTTCCCAAAGGTGATGGCTTACGCGCTCGATCACTTCGAGGTCGTACGGCTGGCGATGCGTGAGGCGATCGCTGAAGCGATCGATCGGATCGTGGCGATTGAGACCACGGTTGCGTCGGCGATGGCGTCGTTTGACGCGTCGGCCGCGCGACTTCTCGCGTCTCGTTAGCCGCCTCATTCCCTCGGTGGTCGCAGCTGGTCGCGCAAGGCGCGGATGTCTTCTCCTCGCCACAGCGTGGTGGCGCGTAGTACCAGAACTGGCGGCGGGAACGGGACGCGGCGCCCGTCCGGCAGCACGACTCCGAGCCGGCGCCATTTGCTGATCCGGGACTTCTCAACGCCGAGCGCTTCCGCAACCTCCGCCCAGCCCATCAGGTCCAGGTCGGGCTTTTCGCCCATGAAGGAAAGCATAAGTTCTATGCCATGGGCGCACACAACATGTGCTAGCCTCGCTGGGGTAATCAATCAACGACGGCCACCCAGCGAGAGCTGAAACGGCCTAGGAGGCTCATCATGAGCACGACGTACAACGGCGGTAAGGCCGCCATCGACAAAGGCGTCTTCGACGCCTTCCAGCGTGAGGACTACCTCACCCAGAAGGGCGACCGCGACATGGTGAAGGTCCGCGAGCGCATCTTCTCCATCGTCTCGGCCAACAAGGTGTTCGACAGAGCCGAGCGTCAGGACAAGGCGGTGACCCGCGGCGAGCTGGTCGCCCGCGTGTTCCCGCACCTTCCCGGCCCTGAGGCGTGGGGCGAGCAGCCCGAGCCGCTGCTGGCCGAGGCGGTCTACAACGCCCTGGACGGCAAGTTCGTGTGGGGCGAGACGAAGACCAACGCGGACAGCACGCTGCAGCGGATGGTCGGCATGAACATGGGCAACGGCTACGTGCTGTGCCGCACCAAGATCGGCAAGGACGCGATCCCTGCCGTCTACATCACCGACGATCTCCGCTGCATCCAACTGGACTTCGTCCGCCCGGACAACGAGAGCACCGTTCGCAAGCTGGAGACGGTGACCAAGAACCGCGAGATGCTGGTGATTCGCCAGCCGCAGAACGCGGCGCGCTATGTGCGCGAGTACGGCTCGACGATGCGCGGCGCGGTGACGGCCGGCATCAACCGCTTGCAGTTGACGGCGGAGTCGGTCGTCAACAGCGACGCCGACGGCGACGATCATGAGGAGGGGGGCGAGGAGTAATTCCGTCGTGGGCGGGGCGCGGGAACGCGTCCCACCGCTCGGATCTCCGGAGATCATGATGCATAAGCCACATAAACTCGCTCAGATGTTCCCGCCGCTTGACGGGACGCAGTACGAGGATTTCAAGCGTGATATCGCCGCGCACGGCCTGCTCGATCCGATCACGTTGCTCGACGGCAAGGTGCTTGACGGCATCCATCGCGAGCGTGCCTGCGAGGAGCTCGGCGTCGAGCCGCGCTATGAGCAGTTCGCCGGCGATGACCCGATCGCGTTCGTCACCGGCCGCAATCTGCTGCGCCGGCATTTGACGTTCGCGCAGCGGGCCGACCTAGCGCTGAAGCTACTGCCGAAGTACGAAGCCCAAGCAAAGGCTCGACAAATCCGCAAGCCCCAGGATTCTGTTAGGGCGGATCCGCCCGAACAGAATCTGGGCAAGGCGGTGGAGCGTGCCGCTAGCGCAGTCGGTCTCGGTGCGACCACCGTCCGGGAAGCCAAGAGGATCAAGAAGCAGGATCCCGGATTGTGGAAGGACGTCGTTGCCGGTAAGCACACGGTCGACGCGGCCGCCCGCCGCCTCCGCAATCAGGGCCAGAAGCCGACCGGCGTCAAACGGTCGCCGAACTGGAACGGCAAGACGAACCCGGCGCGCGAGCGGGAGCTTGAGGGCCGCAAGCGCAAGGCGAAGGGCGACTACGTCGAGTTGCTGAAGCTGCAGCTCGACATCACCCGAATGTGCCGGATCCTTGAGGGCTGGCATCTGCACGAGTACGCGTTCAACGAGGAGTCGGCGTGGCTGATGGCCGACATCCACGACGATCTGATCACGCTTGGCGAATGGCACGACCGGTCGCTGTCGGCCGTGCAGGGCTGGCTGTTCGATGTCGATGTGCGCAGCAAGATCGACAAGCTGCGGGACACGACGGGCCGGACGCCGGAGGAGGCGGAGACGGCGTTGCGTCTCGCCGATCGGCTTGAACGGAAGCTCGAGGCACGCCTCATGGCATAGGAGTGATCATGCGAGACCTGATCGAGCTCCTCGCCGAGCTGGTCGAGGAACTCATTGTGTTCGTGGCGGGCGTATTCGCCTGTGCCCTGTTTTTCGGACTTGCCGTTTATGTACCGCTCGTCCTGCTGTCGGGCCACTTCTGAGGCGCGCGGACCTTATTGCGAATATGCCCTCCGTCCCTTGGGGCGGGGGGCTTTTCGTTTCAGTAGTAGCGCCGGCTCGAGCGCCCGAGCAGGTTCAGGACGAGCAGGACGGCGCCGACGGCGAGGAGGACGGCGCCGACGATCCAGACGATGCGGGCGGGGATGAGGATGCCGACGAGGAGGCAGACGAGGCCGGTGACGATCATGCGCCGATGATGGCGATGGCGGTGGCGGCGAGGATGGTGAGGGTGGCGAGGAGGGCGGCGCCGATGCCGATCGCCCGGTTGAGCCGGCGTTCGATCTGGTCGCAGCGCTGGTCGAGGGCCATGATGAGGTCGACGATGTGGGTGGCGGCGGCCTGGACGGCGGGGTTGGCCGGGTCGGGCTCGGCGCCCATGCTGCTATGCCGGTGCTAGCCCTTCGGGGTTTTGCGCGGTCGGCCTTTGCTGTCGCGTGGCGTGCCGGTTTGTCTGCCGCCGCCTTTGGCGAACGGGGCGGCTTTTTTGCCGCCGAACAGCGGTTTCGGCTTGGCTTTGGCCATTATTTGCCGCGTCCGCCGTTGCCGGGGTTGCGTCCGGGCGTGACCTTCCCGCCGGACCGCCGTTTGACGGCCTTCGCGACAACGGGGTAGGAGCCCATGGTGTCGCCGCGGGCGGAGTAGGACAGGGCGGCTCGGTGCATCGTCAGCATCTGCGACGGGGAGATTCCGGCGGCTTTGGCCTGCGCGGCGGTGGGCACTGGATACGACCGTTTGGATGGGTAGACGAAGGCTGAGGCGGGGAGCTTGTTGCGTTGTTTGGTGGTGAGTCGTGCCATCGCTTCTCCTACGGGTAGCGCAGTAGCGGCGCCCAGCTGCGCCGTCACGCCTCGTGGTACTCGCCGGTATAGACCAGGAAGCCGGTCTGTTGGCGTTGGGTGACGGTTCCGACGTCGTCGCGGAGGAGGGCGCAGCCGCCGGCCATGAAGGTGTAGGCGTCGAGGAGGGTGTCGTCGAGCTGGATGACGTCGAGGTCGTTCGCGGCGACGGTGTTCGCGCCGACGGTGATGGGGGCTTGGGTGGGGTTGACGACCTGGTAGGGGTGTAGCGCCATCGGTTTGCCTCCTGGGGGTGGTTGCCGCGAATGATGCCACGGCTGTCGACAGGCGTGGCGACCGCGGCTGCGCTATCCGTGGCCTCGGCCACAGCCGCACGACTTCGATATGCCATGGCGTAGGTCGGCAAGCCTGACGGCCTTTGTCGTGCCACAGTCGCAGCGGCATTCCACCATTCGCGGACGGCCGCCCAAATCTTCGATCGCCGTCCAGCGCCCGAACCGTTCACCGGTGTCTGCAGCGCACAGGGAGCGCACACCTGGACGTCGTCCACGACCTTCCGATAGGTAGCCCTCCCAGCGCTGGACGACATCTCCTGCGGACTCCCTGCCGTATGCCAGCGGCGCGCTGAGCACGCCTGCGTCCTGCTGGTCGCGGACGTATTCGAGCCTTGCCCAGAGTTTGCGCCGCAGCTCGTTCTCGGCCGGCCCGTGGCGGCCTTCGAGTTCGCGGAACGCGCGGTGGATCTCCGCCGCCGCTGGATTACGTTCGGTCATATCCGCGTCTCCTTCCCATGCGCGACGTTGTGGCAGGCTTCGCAGAGCGCCAGCAGTGCCGTGTCGTCGCCGGGGCCGCGGACGTGGTGGACGGTGGTTGCCGGCCGGCCGCACACGGCGCAGAGGCCGTGCTGCCGCTCGATGACCTGGGCGCGGGCGCGGCGCCATGGCCGTCCGAGCTGCCGGCCGCCGGTGAGCCCGAGCTCAAGCCTGCGACGGGCGTGCTGCGGGCAGTAGGACCGGCCGGCGGGCACGAGTTGGGGGCAGCCTCGCCACAAGCAGGCCTTCACTCGCATGGCCTGGTCCTTGGCGGTGTGCGCGCCCCGGCCTGTTCGGCGGTGGGGCGCGCGGTGCGCGGCCCGGCGGTCGTTGTAGCGGTCAGGACGCCGGGGCGCGCGGGCGGATGGTCGCATTGGCAGCTGTCGGAACTGTTCTCAGCCATCGCTTCGCCCCCATAGCGACCTGATTTGCGGGGGATTCGCCGCCCCCGGATGCGTAGGTTTGGGTAGACTTGGTGGCCCCGAAAGAAGGGGGCTGGAGCCGCACCACCGGCCCAGCCCCGACCCGACGAAGGAGATGGTGCCTCCATGCCGAGCCAAGCTCAGGTTAGTCCCGCTGCGCCCGCGATCGTCATTCCGCTGCCGCGCAGGCACAACACGAACCGGGGCCGGAAGTTCCCGCCGGAGCCGATCCGGCCCGAAGAGTTCGCCCTCATGCTGGAGCACTGCAAGCCGCTGCGGCGTGGCCGCGAGGCCGCGCTGTCGGCGATGCGGCTGCGGTGCCTGCTGGTCATCCTGTACCGCGCCGGAGTGCGCATCAGCGAAGCCCTCGCGCTGTACGAGTTCGATCTTCGCCGCACCGACCGGTCCATCGTGATCCGGCATGGGAAGGGCGATAAGCGCCGGATCGTCGTGCTGGACGAGTGGGCGTGGACGGAGGTCGAGTTCTGGCTGAACGTCCGCAAGGAGATCCCGCCGGGTGCGCTGCTGCCGGTGATCCGAGGCAAGCTCGCCGGGCAGGAGATGACCGCACCGGACGTGCGACGCCAGATGGCTGACCTGAAGAAGCGGTGCGGGCTGCGCCGCCGGGTCGCGCCGCACCAGTTCCGGCACGGGTTCGCGGTCGAGGCGAGCCGCGAGGGGATTCCGCTGTACTCGTTGCAGGGCCAGCTCGGTCACGCCCGACTGGACGTGACCGAGAGGTACCTGCGAGGGATCGACCCGATGGAGCGACTCGCGCCGATCGCTTCGCGCCGTCCGCCGATGACGGTGATTCCGAGCGTGTTCCAACAACAGACCTAGCCGCCCAAGTCGAGGATGGACTGGGCGGAGACGTACACCCGCCGCCCTTGATAGCGACCTGCGAGCCGGCCGCGACGCACGCGGCTGCGAATAGCCACCTGTGAGCAGCCGAGCGCGTCCGCGGCCTCCGGGATCGTCAGCCACGGCTTACCGCCAGCGAACTTGGCATTGGCGAGACGCCGGTCGGCGATGTCCTCGGCGATCTCGCGGACGTACGCATCGAGCGCGCAGAGGACTTCGGGGGCCAACAGCCGCTCGAGCGTTGCCCGCGGATCGCGAGTCATGCTGGCTTCTCGGGATCGTCGTGATCGGCGCGTGCCCCACGGTCCGGCTCGTCCTTCGGGACGAGCCGAAACCGTCGGCCCGGGTAGCGCAGCGCAAGGCTGGCAAGCCACCAGGCACCGAATGACTCAAACGCCTCTGGACCCGGCTTGTCGCGCAGGTCGTGGCCGCTTTCGATTGTCATGCCGCCCGCCCCTCGATCACGTCGTCCGACCGCTTCTTCCGGGGCTCTAGCCGGTCGATGCAACGCTGGGTCTGGCGGGCTAGCTCGCGGAGCACGTCGAGCACCATCTCGCGGCCGCGCCCTTCCGGGAGCGCCTCGAGGTCGGGTTCGATGCTTGCGAGTCCGGCGGCCCATTCGTTGATCTTCACGACCATCCGGCTCATGTAGGCCGGGAGCGGTGCGGCGGTGGCGTCGCGTTGGCGGTTGGCCTCCTCGATCTGCCGCTTCCGCTCGACGGCATTCTGGCGACTCAGCTCCTGCTCGATGAACCGCCGGGCAGGGGTCGGCTGGGCGACGATCTGCCGAGCGATCTGCCGCTGCGCCTTTGGGGAGGCCTGTGCAAACGCTCGGGCGAATGCCTCGGGCTGCTCACGCGCGACCTTTTCGGCCCCGACCTGTTCGCGGTCCTTTCGTTGCCAGTCGATCTGAAACTCACCGGTGTCACGCGCGCGTGACAGGGCATCCAGAAGGCGGCGAGCGTAGTTCGGGTCCTTGCCCAATCGCCTGCCTATCTCACGATTGGACAACGACGGGTCGTCCTGCTTGGCCGCTTCGATCTCCTCGGCGGCCTTCCGGTACGCGGCTAGCTTGGCGTCGCCGGATTCGGCGACCGCGATGAACGCGGCCGCCTCCTCCAGGTGCTTTTCTGCGGTGCGTTTCATGCTCCGACCTCGAGCGCGAGCTGTAGCCGCTGCTGCGTCTTGTCGATGAGGTTCCGCCGACGGGCCGCCAACGCGGGCTGGCGCTTCTCGGCGAGATCCCAGCGGTCCTTCAGTCCCTCGCCCTTCTTCACCAGTCCCTCATGCGCCGGCAGGATGAAGAACTTCTCGGTGACGTCGGGGTTGTCCGACAGGAACCGTGCGACGCGACTGACCATGGTGGGCTCGTCCTCGTCGCCGTTGCTGGACAACACCCGGTTGACGCGGGCGCTGCATAGCATGACGCCGTCGCTGAGTCGCTTCTGGACGAGGCCCATCGGTGCGGTGAGTCCAGCGATGATTCCGTCGAGTTCGACCTCGACCTCTTCGTCCTCGGGGACGCCGAGCACCAGGTCACGCAGCTCACTCGCGATCAGCCCTTTCTCCTGGAACTCGGTCGGCTGGTCCGTTCCGACGATGCGCTCGAGCATCTTGGCGATGCAGGCATCGGCGAGCGCCGGGCGGTTGATCCTCGCGTCGCCGCGGGAGAACCCTCGCTCGGCGAGGTACTCAATGGTTTGATCGGTAGGCATTTAGCCTTTCCTCCTGGCGGTGTCCCCGCCCTGTTGGACTCTCGGCGGCGGACGCCGCCCTTTATGTGAAAGCTGTGTGCGGCGTCGAGGGCGTCGAGGGCGTCGATGATGCGGTCCTCATCGCCGGACGCCAGCGCGGGCTGTACGAGCAGCGCGTCGTAGACACGAGCACCCAGGTCGTCATCCGGTGTTAGTTCGCCGCGCTCGTAGGCCGCTAGAAGGGCCGGATACCGAGCCCGCTTGGTCGCTTGTCGTCGTTCTTCCTCGGCGAGCTGGTCGGCGCGACGGCTTCGACGCGTGCGGGTGACACCGCCACGCTGCGCGATCCGGTAGGCGCGGACGTAGGGCAGACCGGTGCGCCGCGCAGCCTCAGCGACCGTCATGTACTCGTCCTGTTCGAGCAGCAACAGCACGGCGTCGCGTTCCTCGTCGGTGATCCGCGCTTTCCGCAAAACCGCAAGCTGACCCGAATCCCCGCTTTGGCC